CCTGCTCCACCAAAAGAACCAAAGCCAGCTCCAAAGGCCGCGGTCAAGCCTGCTACTAAACCAGCAGTTAAAAAGGATTAAGATATGAATAAAATCTTTAATCTTACGTCTACTTTCAAAACTCATGCAGAAGAAGATGGTTCTGTAATGATTCGTGGAATGGCAAGTACAGCTGACTTTGATCGCGCGGGTGATTCCATCTCAGCAGAAGCTTGGCAGAAAGGTGGACTAAAGAACTTTGAAAAAAATCCAATTATCTTATTTAACCACGACTATGATAAGCCAATTGGTCGAGCCACAGGTCTGAAGTCTGGACCAGATGGTTTGGAGCTGGAATGTAAGATTAGTAAGGCAGCGCCTGCTAATGTTGCTCAACTAGTTAAAGACGGTGTTCTTGGAGCCTTTTCCGTAGGTTTCCGAGTCAAGGATGCTGATTATATTAAGGAAACCGACGGACTAATGATTAAGGACGCTGAATTATTCGAGGTATCAGTTGTATCTGTGCCATGTAATCAGTCAGCTACTTTTTCGCTCGCGAAGTCTTTCGACTCCACTGCGGAGTATGAAGAATTCAAAAAAACTTTCACAAATCGTGTAGATCTAGCAGGTCAGTCTCTGGCTAAGGATGAAGATATTACTTCGGGAATAGCTAGTGACACACCTCAAAGCACGGATGTTAAATCCGTAGATCAGGAGATCAAGATGGACAATCAAAACATCGACTTGGAAGCTTTTGCAAAGAAGGTAGCTGAAGATACAGCTGCTAAGATTGCTATGAAGCAAGCCGAGCAAAAAGCAGCTGATGAAGCAGAAGCAAAGGCATCCGCCGAAGCAGACGTTCAAAAAGCACAGGCTCTCGAAGCCGAAGAAATCCGCGTTAAGACTGGCGTACAGACTGGAGTTGAAGCTCTTATGTCAGACGTTGAAGCTAAGCTAGCTGAAAAAGACGCAAAGATGGACGAAGTACTTGCTAAGTACAAAGCTGAGCTAGAAGAGAAGACCACAGAAATCGAAGCTATGAAGAACAGCAAGAAGACTTTTGCTGATCGTTCTGGAAAAAGTGACATTTCTAAGTGGGGACAAGACTTTATGTGTGCCCATCTTCTTGGAGTTATGACTCAAAAAGGTATGAATACTTCTTGGGCTCAAGACCTACAAGAGAAAGCTGGTATTAACTATGCCGCTAATGCTGGTGCCATTGATCAGGAAGTTTCTAATCTCATCGAGAAAGAAATTATGAATGAGTTAAAAGTAGCTCGTTTATTCCGTGAAATCCCAGTAAATGGTGGAGCAACTGTGTTGCCAATCCAAACAGATGCAGGTAAAGCTGCGTTCGCAACATCTGCCAGTGGCGGTAACTTAGAAAACCGCACGCAAATTACTGCTAATCAGTTTAATGCAAAGCAGGTAACATTGAATGCATATCGTCTAATTTCAAGCACATTTATGGACAATGATGTAGATGAGCAGGTACTTGTTAACTTGATGCCTATGCTTGTTGAATCAGTTGCTCGTGCTCACGGACGTGCAGTAGAAGATGCTATCATTAACGGTTCAGGATCTATTACTGGTCTTGACGGACTTGCAGCAGCTCACGGTACCACTCTAGACGTATCTGATGGTACTCGTCTAACTGCAGCTCTATTGCTTGCAGCTCGTGAAGGAATGGGTAAGTATGGTATTAACCCAACCGACATGGCTTACGTCGTAAGCAATGACGGATACTACGATCTATTGAACGATGCTAACTTCCAGACTCTGGATGAGGTAGGATCCGATCTAGCAGCTCGTATAACTGGTACTATTGGTGCTGTATTCGGTACTCCAGTTGTAGTATCTGAAGAGTTCGCCGCTCCTGGAGCAGGTGTACCAGCAGCATTTGCTGTTAACACTCGTAACTATGTAATGCCTCGTCTCCGCGGTGTAACCGTTGAGCAGGATTACGAAGTTATGAATCAGCGTCGAGTAATCGTAGCTAGCCAGTCTCTTGGATTTGCAGAGTTGGTAGCTGGAGCTACTGGTGCTGAGCCATCAATCAAGATTGATTACGTAGCATAATACTTAACAGTATAGAAACGAGGGGGAGTTCATCTCCCCCAAGTTTTTACTCATGGACTTATAAATGGCAAACTTAATAGACATAGATATTTACAAAACTTCGGAAAAGATAGAAAGTACGAAGGACGATAATCGTATCAATACTTTGATAACGTCTGTAAGTCAATTAGTAAAAACTTATTGTGGAAACAGTATAGTAGATCACTTTTCTACAAATAAAGTAGAAGAGTTTAATATAAGTTGGGGAACAAATATAGCACAACTAACAGAAAGCCCTGTAAATGCAATAGTGTCGGTTCAAGAAAGAGATAGTTTTTCCGCAAGTTATACGACAGTACCAAACACTGAATATTACCTAGATAAAGCAACAGATAGTGTATATAGAGTTACTACAGGAGGACAATATAAATCTTGGCCAACAGGACCAGCTTCTGTAAAAATTACTTATACTGCAGGTTATACAACTTGTCCTGCAGATTTACAACTTGCAGTAATTGATTTAATTACTTACTACTTGAAAGATGAGCACAAAGCTCGTCAAACACTGCAAGGAGCTAGTATACAAAATAATAGCTCTTCAAGCCAACGTAACAACGTAGCGTTCCCAGACCACATTAAGCGAGTCTTGGATCTGTATAAGAACTTTTAATGGCTAAGAAAGACGCCGATAAATTTTTAAAAGAACTCTATAAATTTATAGGAGCAAGTGTAAGAAAAGACGTAGCAAAGTCTTATAGTGAAACAACTTTTGATGTTACAGGAGTATCAAATGGTATAAAACAAGGTTATGAAAGTATATCAGATACCTTGATGAAAGACAATGCTTATATAGAAATAACGGAAAGCGAGTATAAAAATATTGGACAAGCAGGCGTAGATGCTGTAAGAACCTGGGCCGCAAAAGATAGGACAACTCCTCATGAAATAACACAAGGAGAAAGTGGAGGACCTTTAGTAACTTACTTAGCAAGACGAGATGTTAATAGGCCTCATGTTTTATGTAAAAATGCCTGTATTAAAGAATTAAATAGAATAAGAGACAAAAAAGGTGGTAGAGCTTTAAAAGGTAAACAACAGGGAGAGCATGCAAGTCAGTCAGAAGTAGGCAGAGTAAAAGCAAGAACACATAAACTACATTTAGATAAAACTACAGTAGGTTCGGCAAGACTAGCAGCAGCAATGGATTATTTGTCTAGAACTAAAAACTTTGCAGGTTTTGCCTCTTCAGATGCCGCAAAAGAAATAATCGATCTATACGCTCAAATAGAATTTTTATGGAGTATAGGAGGCACAAAGAAAAAGGGCGGTACTGTTTCTTTAAACGAAGAACAAGTTGTTAGAATGAAAGTAGGCTCTCAAGCAGATAATCCTGCAGGAAAAGAAGCTTTTGACTGGAAAAATTTAAGTAAAAAGTTTGAAAAATCGATTACAAAGTATTTAATAGAGTCAGGATTATCTGATAAAGAGAACTCAAAATCTATACGGCAAAATGCATTGGATATGACAACTTTTGTAGTTATTGATAGTCTAACAAAAGCAAAAAATGTAACGTCAAAAAAGAAACCAAAACCTTCTTATAGACGTGCACAAAAAACAAGTAATACTAATACAAGAACTTCGAAATCTCCAGTTGCTTCAAAAAAGAAAGCAAAAATTAGGAGAAGAAAAGCTCAGAAAGCTAAAGGATTTACTTCTCAACCTTTACAATTAATAGGTTTAATTAATAAAGAGTTACCTAGTACAGTACGAAAAAATATGCAAGAACCAAGATTAGTAAATCAATCAGGAAGATTTGCAAATAGCGTAGAAATTACTGATATTGTACAAACTCCTAAAGGATTTCCGAGTATTGGATATACATATCAAAGAGATCCTTATGAAGTGTTTGAGAATACAAGTGCAGGTCCTTGGTCCAACGGACAAAGAGACCCTAGGGACCTAATAGATAAATCTATACGAGAAATAGCCATTAAATTTGCAATTGGAAGATTCTACACTAGGAGAGTATAATGAGCAGAGAATATACAACACGACGATTAGGCATTGTAGAAGCTCTCGTAAATAAATTAAAAGATATTGATGGAACCGGACAGTTTCTCAGTAATCTAGAAGAAAACGTTTCACCACGTTTAAAGTTTTGGGATGAAGTGGAGGAGTTTCCTGCTATTCATCTTAATGCCGGCTCGGAAACAAGAGAGTATCAAGCCGGAGGATATAAGGATAGATTTCTATCTATTACACTAAGATGCTACGTTCAGGCAGAAGATGCAGTTGCCGCACTCGATGAGCTGCTAGAAGATGTTGAAACTGTAGTAGAAGAAAACTCTCGATTAAAGTATAAGGATCGCAATAATGTAGATCAATTTACTCAACAGATCACAGTCGTTAGTATTGATACTGATGAAGGTGTACTTGAACCTTTAGGCGTCGGAGAGATGTTAATTGAGGTTCGATATTAGAAAATGCAGGCACGAATAAAAATTCACGTCCTCGCCTTTTCAGGATAATAAGGAGAAAATATAATGGCTAATTTATTTTTTAGCAGAAACACCAGAGTATTGCTGTCAGATGGTACTACAGTTTGGGAAATTCCTGTATTAGATGGGTTTTCTTTTTCTCAAGCTACTAATGCTTCGGAGATTACTTTAAATGAAATGTCTGCATCTGGAGGTACTACAAGCCGAAGAGGAAGACAAATGTTTAATGATTCTTACGCTCCTGCAGAGTGGTCGTTCTCTACGTATGCTAGACCATTTAAGTCTGTAGTAGATAAAACAACAGGATGGGATGGTAATGCAATTAAAACTCACGCAGTAGAAGAAGCTTTATGGGCTTATTTGGTAAGTAATCCTACTTTTACTCCAGGAGGATCGTCAGGAGACGGAGCTTGGACTACTAGTATTGCCAATGCTACAAGTACTTGTACTATTGACTTTAATGATTCAAATGTATCTGCACTTGGAACTTTTGACCTATTTTTTGTTATGGGAGAAGGAACAGTAGCCAACGCTACTCACACTGTTTACAAACTAGAAGGAGCAGTTGTAAATTCTGCAGGAATTGATTTTGACATTGATGGTATTAGTACTATTAACTGGTCAGGTTTTGCAAAGTTGATTTCAGAGTTAGATACTCCAGCCTCTAATCTTCCAGCAGTTACTATTAATGAAGCTATTACTTCAACTAATAATTTCATTCGTAATCGTTTAACTACTTTAACTGCTACTAATGTTGCATTTTTAACAGATACTGATGGTGACGGTACCCCCGAAGCTGGTGAAAATTCAGCAACTGCATATACTTTAACACTAACAGGCGGTAATCTTAATTTTGAAAATAATATTACCTTCCTTACTCCAGAGACTCTAGGAGTAGTGAATCAGCCTATTGGACATGTTACAGGTACTCGTACTATTGGAGGAGCTTTCACTTGTTACTTAAGTAATGCAACCGCAGGTAGCATGGATTTATATGAAGATTTACAAGAAGCTACAACTACGATTACAAACGACTTTAATTTAGTGTTTGATATAGGAGGAGCTACAGCTCCTGCTATGAAAGTAACAATTCCAAGTGCTCATTTAGAGATACCTACACATTCTATTGAAGATGTAATTTCTTTAGAAACTACTTTCCACGCACTGCCTACCGACTTAGACACTGCGGATGAAGCTAGCATTGTTTATGCAGGAGCAGCTTATTGATAGTAGGTAGTAAAAAATATTTCTTGACATACGAGGTCTTTTAGACTATACTATGAAATAGAAAATCGAAGCAGGGGTGATTTTTCGCCCCTGTTTTGTTTACCCAATAAAATAATAAGGATTTAAATATGACAGATACACCAATTTCATTAGCGAGTCTTATGACTCCTAGCAAAACTGTAACAATAGACTTTCCAGGCCATGTAGGTATGTCAGTAGATCTTTGTTATTTAGCAAGAGAAGAACTAGTAAAACTTCGTAAAAGATGCGTTACTACAAAATTTAATAAAAAAACTCGTCAACCAGAAGAAGATTTAGACGAAGAAAGATTCTTAGTAGAGTATTGTAAAGCAGTAATCAAAGGATGGAAAGGCTTGAAATATAAGTACCTAGAAGAGCTTCTATTGGTGGATATTTCTGCTCTTGACCCTGAAGATGAACTTATATTTACACAAGAAAACTCAGAATTACTTATGAGAAATGCAAGTGATTTTGACACTTGGGTTACAGAAACCGTGAGTGATCTTGAAAATTTTACTGGGAACAAGTAGATAAAATAAGAGGTCTGCTTGAAAAATACGTAAAACAATCAGATCAGATTGATGTAGATAAGTATTTAAAAATCTGCGAACAATTAGGTGAAGAGCCAGACCCCGATAAGATGCCGCTCGAGACTTCAGATTTTCCTTCTGAAGTCCAAGTGGCATTTTTTATATTTGGCTTTCTTGAGGATGTTTGGGATGGTATGTCTGGTTCTTATATGGGTAAAAAATGGAATAATATAGAATACTTATTCAAGTTATATGAGATAGAAGAACCAAGAACAATGTTATATCTATTAAAAATGTGGGAAGGAATATTAGTAAATCATAGATTGGATAAAGCAAACAAGCAGAAAAAAGCAGAAGAACGTAGGTCTGCAGGCGGTGGAAAAAACTTCACCCATAATGTAAAAGGCTAATGGCAAAAAATACTGTTGAAATTGGAGTAAAAGTTAAAGATGACGGCTCCGTTGAAAAGATGGCTCTTAAGTCAAAAAACGCTGCCAAAGGTCTCGACGGTCTAGGTAAGAGTGCAAATACTGCTGATCGTAATATTAAAGGTGCCGCACAAGCATCTGCAAATGGTACAAAAAACTTTTCAAAAATGGCACAAGGAGCAGGAGGCTTAGTAGGAGTTTATGCAACTCTAGCTGCATCTGCCTTTGCCGTTTCAGCCGCCTTTCAATTTCTTAAAAGTGCAATGGACTTTAAAAACTTATTAGAAGGACAAAAAGCTTTAGGGGCAGTAACTGGAGTAGCTTATAAAACAATTTCAGACTCATTAGTAGAAGCAACTAATGGACAATTAAGGTATGCAGAAGCAGCAAAAGCTGCAGCTATAGGTACTGCCTCTGGTTTAAGTCCTACTCAGTTAAGCAGATTAGGTTCTGCAGCAAAAAATGCTTCTGTAGCTTTAGGAAGAGATTTAGGAGATTCTTTTGATAGATTAATACGAGGTGTTACAAAAGCAGAACCCGAACTATTAGATGAATTAGGTATTATTCTTCGTTTAGAAAATGCAACTCGAAAGTATGGTTTAGAAATTGGAAAATCCAAAGATCAACTCAATGAATTCGAAAGAAGCCAGGCGGTAGCAAATGAAGTATTAGAACAGGCAGAGAGAAAATTTGGAGCAATGGAAAAACTAATGGATCCTACTGCTCATTCTTTGAATCAATTTGCAAAAGCTTTCGATGATATAGTTAATAGTTTGAAGGTAGGAATCGCAGGACCTTTAGCAACGATAGCTACTTTTTTAAGTGAAAATATTCTTGCTTTAACAGGCGCTGTATCTTTATTTGCAGGAGGTTTATTAAAACAAGTGCTTCCAAGCATGGAAGCATGGAAACAAAGTAGTATAGATACAAAAAATCAGACAATAAGAGATCAAAAGGCAATAGCTCTTAGACTTGAAAGAACAAAGAAAAGTTATGAAAAGTTAAAAGAGGCAAGAATGAATGATGCAGACTCGGCAATTAAAGCTTCTAAAAAAATTACTTCAGGAACAACAGGAGGAACAAAATCAGGTCAAGGAGCTCTCGACTTTTTAAGTGGAGATAGCCAAAGCAAAAGAGCACAATCTGCAGCTGACAAAGCCATAAAACATGCAAATAAACAAATAGAAGATGGAGTGAAGAAAAGGACAGGCTTGTTAAAAGATATGAATAAAAAACAAGTTGATGACTTAAGAAAGAGTTATAATATAAGAGCTGGTATACATAAAAAAGGAATGGACGATTTTTCTTTTCATTTAAAAAGAGGGAAAATGAGTATGAAGTCCTTCGGTTTAAGTGCTAGGGCTATGAGCGCTACAGTTAAGTCTGCTTTTGCGTCTATGGCTTCTGCGGCTGCTACAGCGGGCAGATTTATAGGAAAAGCCTTTTTTTGGCTTTCTATTCTTAGTATAGCTTTTGAAGCTTTAAAAGCTGTAAAAGATTATTTTTTCCCTGCAAGCGAGGCGGCAAAAAAATTAGGAGATGAAAATAAAAAATTATCAGATAAATACTCTACCTTGGCAGATGAGATAGAGCGTACAAATAAGGCTTTAGAAGATTATTCCCTTATGTCCATTCAAGAGCGAATGGTTGCAAAAGGAAATGCTGCAGGAAGTATGGATACTGTTCAATTAATAAAAGATGTAAACAGAATGGCTACAATAGATAAGAGTTCAGAAGGCTATACAGATGCCTATAATAATATTTTAGCTTTAGCAAATGAAGCCTCCGCTTTAGATACTAAGTTTGGAAGTTTAGTACTTGCATTAGTAGATGGAACAACAATAACAGGAGAGGCAAAAACGAGTCTAATAGAATATAGTAACGGTTTACAACAAACAAGAATTAATTTAGAACAACTACCTGCAAAAGCAAATGCTGCAAATGCTGCTATGGTAAAGTTAATAGGTACCTTTAAAAAGCCTTTTGGAACAGAATTAATCGCTGCCAATAGACTCCTTGCATCCGGCTCACAAAAAGCAGCCGATGACATGCTACCTGAAATAACAAAAAATGAAAGAAAGGCATTTTTAAGACAACAACACAGAGGACCAGATAAAATATATTCAGAAATGATGAGTAACATAGAAGCAGAAAAAAAGATTTATAATGAATTACTTAATACTGCAAAGACTTCATCAGCCTTGGCAGATAATTTAGAAAAGAAGCAACAAAAAATGGTAAAATTACTTAAAGACCAAGTCGATGCTGCGGCGGAACTAAATAAAAAGAAAAACTTTAGGGCTGACAACAGAAGGAAAACTTATAAATTTAAAACTACAAGAAAAAGTTTTACTAGAAAGCACAAATGACGAGGAAGTAAAGAAAGAGGTTCTTTTATCCTCAAAAGCAGTTTTGGATGCAAAAAAAGAACTATCCGATGAAGAAGCCGGTCAATTAGAACTTCTTAAATCACAAATTATAGAACAAGAAACAATAATAGCTATTGAAGAGTCCAAAAGAGACTTAGGAGTTGAAAGAATAAAAAATGAAACATTACTTTTAGAATTAGCAGAAAGAATTTCTAGAAGAAATGAAAAAGATTTAAGTACGTCTAAAAAACTACTACAAATACAAAATCAAATAGCTTTTGCAAAAGCTGGAGGAACCGGAACCTCGGGAAACATTAGGGGCCAGGAAATTTCAACCTTAACCCTTGCTGCGTTACAAGAACAAAGACAGAAAGCTTTGACAGCTCAAGATAATGCTTTTGATAATTTTATTGCAAATAGTAGTGACAGAGGGGACAACTTTAATAACGCTGTAGCACAATTAGACAAAGCAGATGCAAGAGTAGAAAAAATTGAAAATGAAATAGATGTATATAAAAGAAGGGCCGAAATTCTTGTACTTAATACAAAAGCACAAACAGAATTATTGCAAACACAAATATCGGAAGTCTCTTTAAACCCGGCTATGACGGCTTATAATAAAGCGGTCAATGAAGCTAAATTAAAAGGCATAGAGCTAACCCTAGAGCATAAAGCACAGCTATTTGCAGAAATAGAAGCTCAAACTATGCTCACAACAATTTTAGAAAATAAAACCAAACTTTTCGAAGGAATAGCTAGCAGCATTTCCTCGGCTTTTACATCTATAGTAACAGGCACAGCTAGTGCAAAAGAAGCTTTTAAAAGTATGGCAATAAGTATATTATCTCAAATTTCTCAAATGATTATACAGATGATGGTTATGAGAATGCTTATGTCCTTTTTTGCAGGACCCATGGCGCCGGTAGGAGGAGCTAGTAGTATTCATAGCGACTCTTCTATGCGCCCAAGCCCTTTGGGTGGTTTTATGCATCAATCCAATCCTTTATTAACGAACGGACCTCGTAATGGAGGAGTTTTCTCCCAAGGTAAAAGAATGCAAGGCTATGCTACAGGAGGAGTAGCAAAAGGATCTACCTCCGGATACCCTGCAATGTTACATGGTACAGAAGCAGTTGTTCCTTTACCTAATGGAAGATCTATACCTGTAGAATTAAAAGATAGTGGCTCAACAAATAATAATATAGTAGTAAATGTATCAACTGACGGACAAACAAACAAGCAAGGAAGCACGGGTCCTGATATGGATAAGTTAGGAAGTGCAATTGCAGCAGCTGTACAAACAGAACTACAAAATCAAAAACGATCGGGCGGAATACTTAATCCGTATGGAGTGGCATAATGACAACAGGTTTTATTTATACAGGTAGTACTTACGCAACTCCTGACAAAGCAATGACAAAACAAAGTACTCCTCGAGTATTAACTGCAAAATTCGGAGACGGATATGAGCAAAGAATCGTAGATGGTATTAACAATTTAGATGAGAATTACTCGTTAACTTTTAGAACACGTACTAAAGAAGAAATAGATGATATAGTTTCTTTCTTAGATACAAAAGCAGGTGTTACTAAATTTACCCTTACTTTACCTGATAGTAACAATACTACTCGTACAGGAGAACGGGACATTAAAGTAGTATCTACCGATTATTCAGTAACATATGACTATGATAACTTTTATAGTCTTTCATTAGCATTAAAGAGAGTTTTTGAGGCATGAGCAACGTAATTGCAACAGATATACAGGGTCAGGAAGTTGACTCTGGGTTATTAGAGTTATTCCAAATAACTCTACCAAACAATACAATTATATATTTACATCCCGGAGTAGATTCAGATCTTACGGATGTACGTTTTAGAGATTCAACTAGTCCTTATACAGTTAGAGACTATGAACCTTTTCCAATGATTATCGATGGTTTAGAGCTACAAGCGGATGGCGCAGCTGCGAGACCTTCTTTAACTATTGCAAATATTGGTAACTTATTTGGATCTCAAATAGGAGATTTCAAAAATGATGATTTAGTAGGCTGTAGAATTGTAAGACGACAAACTTTAAAAAAATACTTACATGGTGAATCGGCCGATGCAACTCCTCCAGTAGAACTTAGAAAACAAGAATATATAATTGATCGAATAGCTTCCGAAACAAATATTGCTATAACTTTTGAAGTAGCGGCACCTTTTGATTTAGAGAATATAAAACTACCTAGAAGAGTTGTCGTAGGAAAGTATTGTAGCTGGAAGTATCAACAGGGAGGTTGTAGTTGGAAAGCTGACGGATTTATTAGGTATGGTGATTTTACACATAATGCTTACTTTAATATAGATGATTCACCTTTACTAAGTGCTCTTCCAAGTGGCAGTATTGCACATAGCTCTTCGACATCTTATACTACTTCTAGTTATGTTACACACAGTGGTAAAAACTGGCAGTGTTTAATTGCTCATACGAATCAAACTCCTTCTTTAAGCTCTATTTATTGGAAAGAAGTATTTATATGGGCAGAGTGGGCAAGCGGTACTTCTTATACAAAAAATACTTTGGTAAGACATGGTTCTACTGGTCAAAAAACAATTTGGAAATCTATACAGGCACACACTGCTTCGGCTACTATATTTCCAGAAAAGAAAAGTAACTACTGGGTAAGAGAAGATTCGTGTGGAAAAACTTTACAATCTTGTAAATGTAGATTCGGTTTTATTCCTGTTGCCAACTCAGCAAACAATGAAGCACCAAAATCAGAAAAAAATACAGCCGCAAGACTACCTTTCGGATCATTCCCTGGAACAATGAAGTTTTAATTATGATAAAATATTTAGATGAAATGCAAAAGCATTTTGAAGAGTGGTACCCGAAAGAAGGTTGTGGAGTACTAGTAGTAATAAAAGGAGACTTAAAATGGTTCCCATGTGATAACGTAGCAACAAATGAAGATGACTTTGTAATTTGTTCAAAGCAATATATAGATATATCACATAAAGGGGATATAGTAGGAATAGTACATAGTCATCCAGATGCAAGCAATAAGCCTTCTGAGACAGATATTAAGTATTGCAATGTTACAGCTATACCTTATTATATATTTAGCTATCCAAGCATGGAATTAAATATAGTTCAGCCAGAAAGTTTAGTTAGAAAAAATCTTTATGGTAGAGAGTACGAATTCGGAGTAAGTGATTGTTTTGAAGCTGCGAGAGACTACTATATTAAAAAAGGTTTAAGTATACCTTCTCGCCCCTTGTTCGAAGATGACTGGTGGGAGAAAAATTTAAATTACTTTACGGATGAATATATTGCTACTTGGGGTTTCAAAAGGGTAGAAGAAAATATGCAAAAAGACGACTTACTTATTTTTAAAATAAGAGCAAATGTAGGTAATCATTGTGGAGTGTATTTAGGAGAAGATTTATTTTATCATCATGCAGAAAACAGGCTATCATGCCGAGAAAACATATATCCGTACTGGAAAAAATATATAATTGGAGTTTATAGATATGCAGCATAGTGTTTACTTACAGGGAGATTTAGGAGCAAAATTCGGAAGTAAATTTATTGTAAATACCGATAATTATGCTGATGTTTTTAAATGTATAAATGCAAATCGTCCCGACTTTTTACAATATATAAGAAAGTGTCATGAAGAAGACATCGGATTTATTGTAGAAACAGCAGGAAAACAAATAGGAGAAGAAGACTTACTAGTACCTTTAAAAGAGGGAGATATTACTATTGCTATAGCTCCTGCAGGATCAAAAAGTGGTTTTGGAAAAATATTAGCAGCAATTGCTATTATTGCTTTTATTATAATTAATCCTCTTCAACTCGCGGGAGGAGGAAATTTATTATCAGCCGCTTTCGCAGAAGGAGCAAAAACAGGGCTTCAAATGGCTGTTTTTGGTGGAACTCAAATGGCTGTAAGTTTAGCAATTGCAGGTATTCAACAACTTATGGCACCTGATCCAGCAGTGGACCAAGATAGTCCTACAGACTATTTATTTACTGGGCAAGCTAATAATCAGATAGAAGGAGATCCTATTCCTTTATTATACGGTGAATTAAGAGTCCCAGGAAGACCTATAGCTATAGATATAATTCAAGGAGGAGTACCTGTAACAAACAATGTTACTACAAGCTCTGATGGAAGCGGAAATTCAGTCGGCTCAGAAGAAGTAGCATCTACGGCTACTACAAAAGTACCTTAAGGAATAATTATGCCAGAATCAATAACAGACAAGTTAGCAGTAAAAAACTTATATCTAAATAATTTAGGAGTTGCAGATCGTCAGATTATTACAACTACTGATTTAATTTCTGAAGGGCCTATACACGGTCTTGTAGACGGCTCAGCCTCTATATTTTTAAATGATGATAGGGCAGTTCCTTTGTCTCAAGCCAATACCTTTCATAGCGCTACTAAAGCTACTGTATCTTTAACAAATAACTCTACAACAGCTACTATAGTAGACGGTGGATCCACACCCATTTTAGAAGCAGAAAATGGAGATAAATATTTAATAGTACGAAAAGGATACGGATCCGTATATGTAACAGCAAGTGAGGGAGGTGCAGAAACTACTAATGGTAATATATCTTGTACATTAACAACTGATGGAAGTAGTTCTTTCTTTACAGATTCAATGATTTCTTCTCCTGCTGACTATGATACTTTTGTACCTGCGAGACTGATAGCTTTAACAGATGCGCATGGAGAAACAAATGAAGGTCACGGAGAAGGATATATAACAAAACGCACTAGTGCTTCTGTTTGTACTTTTATACCTGGCGCATATGCACCCGCAGGTTTATGGATACCTGAAGGAGACTATCATTTAGAAGTAGATAGAATAGTAAAAATTGCAAGTATATCAGGAGCCACCTTAACTCTTTCTTCAGCTTGGACAGGCGTTACAGGCTCATTTAAATATGATGCTTCAGGAGCTATTATATCAAACTCGGATGAAGTAAAACAAACAGAAGTTGCAAACTATCAAGGGGTTACCACACAGTTTAGAATAGGCTCTCATAGTCAGGTTCCTTTTAGGGGGCAAAACGAATTTGGATCAACTTCTATAAGTAATAATCCAAGTGCAGGAGGTACTTTAGAACAAACCCAAGGTTATGGAAGCGGTAGTCAAGCTCCTAAAGTTCTTATTGCTAGTTCAAGTTCAGGATTTAACTTAACCGCTTCTCAAATACAAGAAGTAGATGAAGCACGTTTTACAATTGGATACGCAGGAGGTTTTTATGCGGTTAGCGGTGCAGGTAATGATAAAAATACTTATGCTCAATATCAATTTAAAATAGCAATTAAAAAACCAGGAGAGTCTGATTTTGAGCCCTATACTTTTTTAGAGAATCCAAAAACACATAGTGGAGGAGCTTTTAAAAATAGTGTTAGCTGGGTATACAAAATAGATCTAGATGAGTATCGTCCTTTTATAGATTTTAAAGTAGAAGTAAGCAGAATAACAAATCATACCGGTCCAGGCTATAAAAAACTAGTAAATGGTGTGGCTGAAACTTTTCACGACTGGCAAAATGTAACACAAAGTTCTTTAACAAATACGACATGTGTTATAAAGGACAGACTGACTCATCCTTACTCTGCTATGGCAAAAGTCTCTTTTTCTACCTCTCAATTTACAAATATGCCAACAAGAAGTTACCATACAAGAGGTTTAAAGATACAAGTACCTTCTAACTATGTAACTCGGGAAGAAAACGCAGGAGTATCTGCGTATACTAGGGATATTTCTACAGGTGCCTTAACGAGTACCTATCAAGATTGGGATGGAAGCTTTAGAAGATTTCCTGTTTATACAAATAACCCTGCCTGGGTATTTTATGATATACTTACAAATGATCGGTATGGTTTAGGAGAGTTTTTATCAAGTCAAGATATAGATAAGTATATGCTTTACAGAATAGCAAGATACTGCGATGAGCTAGTACCTGATGGTAAGGGAGGAGAAGAACCTAGATTTACTGCTAATTTATATCTTACCAAAAGAGCTGATGCGTATAAAGTTATAAAAGACATAGCTACTATATTTAGAGGAATGGTTTATTATTTTGATGGGCAAGTATCACCTGTAATAGATGCTCCAAGCGGTCCTGTTTATACTTTTACCAAAGCGAATGTTTTGGAAGGACAGTTTTCATATGAAGGTACAGGAAGTAAAACAAGAATTAATCAAGTAATAGTTACTTGGACAAATCCAGAAGCAAGCTATAAAGCAGAGCCTTTAATAGTGGAAGATAGAAAAAATATAGCAGATACTGGTCAGATAATAAGTCAAAGCGCTGTAGCAATGGGAGCGATTACAGAAGGTCAAGCATTAAGATACGGTAGATGGAAGTTATGGACAGCAGCAAATCAAAAAGAAATTGTTTCTTTTACCACTTCTTTAAACGGCTCTTTTTTAATACCAGGGGACATAATAAACATACAAGATTCTGATAGGCACTCGAGACGTTATGGGGGAAGAATTTCTAATTCTGGTACAACAAGATCAACTACTTCTATACCTTTAGATAGTTCTGTTTCTTTAATTTCAGGAAGTACTTATACTTTAAGTGTTCTTTTCGAAGAGCCCGGAGCTTTCGCAACTTCAGACGTAACAATTAATGGTATAGCTTATAAAAAAGGCGATTTAGTAACTCAAGCTTTCATAGACGGAAATGGAGACGGAGGAGCTAGTGGTAATGGTACTTATACTCTTCAAAATATTGATAGTGAAGTAAAAGCTCAAAATGCAAAAGCTTCTGCAACAGGTACTGATGCTTTATTACTTTCTTGGTCGGATACTCATCGAGCTGAAACTAAGCCAGTAACACAAGCTCTAGTAGGAACTAATACTAGTACTATAACAGTTACTCAGGCTTTTTCAGCCGTACCTGCTGCTGAAACTATTTGGGTGCTTACTGAAACTTCCGCAGATGATGCTACTGTAGAAGGCTCTGCAAAGCAATATAAAATTTTATCTCTAAATGAAAATTCAAAAAATGAATACGGTATAACAGCAGTAGAACACTATGATGAAAAGTTCAGTGCTATTGAAGAAGACTTTACTACATTTATAGCAGATACTGTTTATCCCGCTGTTAGAACAACAGATGTGGTACCTCCTGTAATAGATATTCATGCCACAAATAAGCCCAAAAAGCATGGAGGAGTTTCAGAAGGAGAGGTTACAATTAAATGGACTCCTCCAAGAAATATAGGAAGTATAGAGGGTGTTTATGAGCATTTAGTAGGCTATGAAATTGTACATAGCTTTGAAACAATACCCAGTCCTATAAAAATTACAGATCCAAATCAAACTTCTTTATTTCTAAACTCTATAGAAGATGGAAAGTATAGAGTTTCTATAAGAGTAATAAATATTCTTAATAATGTTTCTGCTCCAGTAATAGCACTTGTATCTGTAAGTAATAAGTTTAAAGAGCCCATACCTAGATTAGCTAATGGGGTTCCTTTTTGTGGTACAACTAGTACTGGATTTTCTCTTTCTGGAAATACTTTTCAATTTAAAAAGTTTGATTATACGTTCAAGCCACCTAGTGATAACGCAAAATCTGTAACTAATACAGTAAGTGCTGTTTCGGCTTGGCAACAAGATTGTAGTAATCTTCCAAACATTACTTGGTCAGAAAGCGATAGAAATATTGAAGGACAGTTTATAGTAGAACATGCTTATATTTTATTTGATTCTAGCGATACTACGGATAGACTAAAACTATTAAAATACCATAAACCAACTACTATAGGCACCTCTTTTTGGTATGATGCAGGAACAGGAAATACTACAAATAAATTTGGAAGTGCTTTATCAGGTACTTTTACTAAAGCTGTCGGCTCCTCAAAAGTAACAGGTTCAAGCACAGCTTTCACAACTCAAATAGAAGAAGGAGATGTTTTAAAATTAGGAAGTGAAGAGATAGGCGTAGCCGCAGTAGAAAGTGATACAATTCTTTATTTAGAAAGAGCTTCGGAAACGGCTCATAGCGGAGTATCTGGAAATATTCAAAATATTCGTATAGACTTTATAAACGATGTAATTATCGCAAGAGTTTATAAAACTTCTAGTGGTTTAGTTCTTGCTGAAACATACTCAAAAATTGATGCAGTTCTTAAATCTGTAACTGATATAGCAAATCCTGTAACCGCTAGTGAAATGAACGTATCAGATCTCGGTGATATCGCTACAGATATGACGGGTGTTACACTTACAAACCCCACTATTACTGGAGGTAATATTTCAGGTTTTGCTCCTCTTGCAAGTCCCGACTTTACAGGAGTTCCAACTGCTCCAACACCAAGTGCTTCAACAAACAGTACTCAAATTGCTACTACAGAGTATGCTGATCGTGCAGTATCGAATTTAGTAGATGCAGCTCCTAGTAATCTTAATACTCTAAACGAACTCGCAGCTGCTTTAGGGGATAACGTAAACTTCTCTACAAATGTAAACGCAGCTTTAGGCTTCAGACTAGTAATTAATGCAAGTCAATCGTTAAGTGCTACCGAAAAAACTCATGGTCTTACAAATCTCGGTATTCAAAATATTAATAATACTTCAGATGCAAATAAACCTGTATCAAGTGCACAACAAACTGCACTCAATCTAAAAGCAAATCTAGCAAGTCCAACCTTTACTGGCACCGTAGGTGGTATTAGTAAGTCTATGGTTGGATTAGGAAGTGTAGATAATCTAAGTCAAGTTCTATAAGATCAGGTACAACTGCTTCCGATGTAGGATTAGGAAGTGTAGATAATCTAAGTGCAAGTTCTATAAGATCAGGTACAACTGCTACGAATGTAGGGCTTGGGAATGTTACAAACGAGTCAAAA